CTTCTGGTATGTCGATGGCACAATCTGCTTCTATTAAGAGACAGAAACGTACCTTGATGAACTTCCAGAACACTTTCCTTATTCCTTTGATTAATAAATCAATGTGGCGTAAGATTCAGTTTGATGTTGAACGCTACCCTGTATCAGATTACAAGTTTGTTCCATATTCTACAATGGGAATCATGGCTAAAGAGTTAGAAATGACTCAGATGGTACAAATGTTACAAGCTATTCCTAAAGACTCACCTGCATTTAATGTTATCTTATTAGCTATGATGCAAAACTCCTCTATTCATAATAGAGACCAGATTGTTAATGCTCTTATGCAAGGTAATCAACCTAATCCAGAAGCAGAGCAGATGCAACAGATGGGTATGCAATTACAGATGCAACAAGCTCAAGCAGATATTGCTAAAACAAATGCTGAAGCTGAAGAAGAGAAAGCTAAAGCTGCTAAATGGTATGCAGAAGCTCAAGAACTTGCACCTAATGAGATTAAGATTCAAGAAAAGATACTTAAACTACAGAAAGAATCTATTGGTTTAGAGAAAACTAAGGCTGATATTAGAAATAAGAACTCTGAAACTGCTAGAAACGTCCCAGAGGTAGAACACTTGAAGTCAGAAACTATATTAAATATGGCTAACGCTAGAGCAGCTGTAGCTAAGACAGATATTCAAGGCACTGTTCAGTGAAGACTGATGAGCAGTTCCTAAAAGATAGATTAGATTTATTTGAAACAGAAGGTTGGTTAGACCTGATGGAAGAATTAAAGAACATTGATATTAGTGTACGAGATGTTGACACTATGAAGAATGAACAAGACCTTTGGCACGCTAAGGGTCAGTTGCAGCAACTAGGTTTATTATTAAGCTTAGAAGTTGCAACTAAACTAGCGATGGATAACTTGGAAACAAACCCATCATAAAATAACTTCATAACCCTTCGGGGCGGAGACGATAGAAATGAGTATAGTAGTAGATACAGCACCAGAAGGTGTAGAACAGGTAACAGAAACGACAGAGGTTACAGATGTTCAGGAACAGGTAGTCTCTCGAGACGTAACTACCCAACCTGAATATACACCTCCTGAGAAGTATGCTGGGAAGACATTGGAAGATGTGATTCATATGCACCAGAACGTAGAAAAAGCGTTTGGGAGGCAAGGGCAAGAGGTAGGTCAACAGCGACAAGTGATTGACCAACTGATGCAGCAATCACAAGCTGGTCAAGCTACTGAAACGACAGAAGAAGCTGTCAGTTTCGAGGATAGTTTTTACGATGACCCTGCTAAGGCAGTAAATTCAGCGATAGAAAACCATCCAGAAATTGTCAAAGCTCGTGAAGGTAATGTTAAGTCGGCACAGAATGCTAATTTAACGCAGTTAGAATCAACTCATCCTGATTTTATGGATGTTATTGGTGATAGCAACTTTCAAGAGTGGGTAGGAAAGAGTGGTATTCGTACCGAACTGTTCCGCAGAGCCGATGCTGACTATGATTTTAACGCTGCAAACGAATTATTAGGTACTTGGAAACAAATATCAATGATTGGTAAGACACAACAAGTGAATAAAGCAGAAAAAGTCAAACGTCAGAAGGCAATGCGACAAACCAGTTCAGAGACTCGTTCTTCAGGTGATTCTGTTGGTGGTAAAAAGATGTATCGTAGAAGTGATTTAATCACACTACAAAGAACTGACCCATCTAAGTATGCCTCACTCGGTGACGAGATTATGCAAGCATACGCAGAGGGTCGGGTTAAATAATAATACTCAATAAGGAGAAATAATATGGCTTTAGGTACTAATAATACTACTGCTGCAGTTGCTAATAATTTCATCCCTGAACTATGGTCAGATGAAGTTATTGGTGCTTATAAATCAAACTTAGTTTTAGCTAACGCTATTACTAAGATGTCACACAAAGGTAAGAAGGGTGATTCTATTCATATCCCGAAACCTAATAGAGGTAATACAGCTGGTACTGGTAATGGCGCGCACGTAAAAGGCGCTGGTACTCAAGTAACACTGAACGCTGCTACTAATGATGTACTAACTATTAGTATCAATAAACACTACGAATACTCGAAGTTAATCGAGGACATCGCAGAGACTCAAGCATTATCTTCAATGCGTAAGTTCTATACTGATGACGCTGGTTATGCACTAGCTCAACAAGTAGATGATGACTTATTCACGACTGCTAATGACACTACTGATGGTTTTGGTGGTCTTGTTTATGGTGCTACAGGTACTACTACAGTAGATTCTAATACTGATGAGCTTACAGATTTAGGTATCCGTAAGATGATTCTAGCTTTAGATAATGCTGATGTTCCTATGGATGGTCGTTCTATTATCATTCCACCTGTAGCTTACAGTTCAATGTTAGGTTTAGACCGATTCACTGAACAAGCTTTCATCGGTGACGGTAATGCGATTAAGACTGGACATATCGGTTCTATCTACGGTATTAACGTGTTAGTTACATCTAATGCTCCTACAGTGACTAGTTCAACGGACCGTATCGGTGTTATGCTACATAAGGATTCATTAGTTCTTGCCGAGCAAATGGGCATCCGTACGCAGACTCAGTACAAACAAGAATACTTAGGTGATTTGTTTACTGCTGATACTATCTACGGTACTTCTTGTCTTCGTCCAGAAGGCGGTGTTAACTTTAGAGTTGGCGCTTAGTAGTTAGTTAAACGTAGCACCTGTCGATATGAGGGTGCTATTTTGAATTAATTATTAGTTGAGTTATGCCATTATTTACTTATACTTGTAATAACGAACACACCACGTCATCGGTAGTTAAGTACGATGATAGGGAAGAACCACAAGTCTGTTCTGACTGTGGAGAACCTTCCTACTTTAAACAAACATTCTGTACGAATTTCCAATACGGCAACGACTATAGCTCATTTAGTGCAGATAGTCATAAATGGAACTTACGTGAGAATCATAGAAATAAAACTGTAGGCAAAAGCTACGACTAATAAAGGATAACGATGGCTAGATTACCCCAGCATAAGAGATTAGCATTAGCGGTTAAAGCTATGCGTAGAAGATTATTTGGATTTAAAGTTGTACAAGCTGGTCTTCAGCTATGGCATAACTACTCAACAGATGCACTAGATAAGTCTAGTAACAGTAACCACGGTGTTATGTACACTGGTCGTTCACTAGCCTTTGATGGGTCTAATGATTATGTAGATTTGGATGGTCTAACGATTGATGGCAATCAGATGACTTTTGCCTTGTGGTATAAGAGTTCGCAAGGAAGTAATGCGTATTTCTTAGATATAGGTGGAACATTAAGACTTGTCTTTAGTCTTAATTCTGGAAATATTAAACTTTATTCAAACACTACATGGTACGGTTTTGGAAGCGGTTACAACGATGGCTCTTGGCATAGAGCAGTATTCAGCCTTAATAATACAACTGCTCAGTGTTTTGTTGATGGTGTTCAGCTTGGCTCAGATGAAACAATTACTTCAATAGATGTAGCTTCAGCGGTACTATGTAAACTTGGCTCAGACAGAGTTATAAATAATGGAGCTTATTTCAACGGTGAAATGTCAAACGTATCAAACGTACAAATCTGGGATAAGGCTTGGACTGCTGATGACGTAGCTTATGACTATGCTAACGTACAAGCAACACCTAATGATATTGCTAATAACAATTCAGCACTGAGTGTAGCTAACTGCCGTACTTGGTTACCTATGACTGAAGGTGCTGACTTTACCCTATATGATGGTGGTGTGGTACTTGGTGATGAACTGATTGATAATGGTGGGTTTGCTCTTGGTGATGAGTTGGTTACTAATGGTGACTTTACTATCACATTGGGTGCTGAGTGGGTTAATTATACAATGGACACAATGGAAATTGTTAATGGGAAGCTACATTTAGTTGAGACAGATACTAATGGAGCTACTGTTTATCAGAACATTAATACAGTGGCAGGGCATAGCTATAACATAAGTGTCGATGTTGACACAATTGATTCCACTGATAGTGTAAGACTTGCTGTTAGTGATGATAGTATAAACGCACACGATTTAGGAAGTTTCGGTGCTTTAGTTTTAGGTGATAACAGTTTTACATTTACAGCTAATGACTCAGAATCAATACTGGAGTTTACTGAATTATCTAGCACAAACACTCTTGATGTAACAATCAATAGTATCTCAGTAAAAGACGTAACCAACTGGACACTAGGTACTGGTTGGTCTATTGATGATGGTACTGTAGGTACTGACCTAGTAACTAATGGTGACTTCTCTTCTGGAACACCACAAGGTGATGAACTGGTAGCGAATGGTACGTTTGAAGAGGGTATAGAAGACTGGGAGGGTGACGATAGTACCTGGGATTCTACAAATAAGAGAATGAATATCCTATATACCACGTCTCAAGATATTATAGGGTTAGAGTCTGGGAGTACATACACCCTAAAGGCTGAACTTACTTTAGGTAGTGGTTATGCTTATTTTAGGGCTGGTAAACTAGCTGATACAACTGAACACGTAGATATTATTACTAGCGGCACATACTCTATTAATGAAACATTTACACTAACTGATACTACGCTCAAGATAGTTATGTTTGGCTTCGCAGGGAGTCACATCGACAACGTAACACTAACTAAAGATGCTGTTATTACTGGTTGGACTGCTGAGAGTGGGCTGACAGCTACCGTTTCTAATGGCTCAGTAACTTTAAACAACCCAGATTCTGGTTGGAGACAATTTTGGTCAGATACCACCCTATCAACTACTTCTGGCTGTTTAACTGAAATAAGATACAAGAACACTGGTACATTCAGGGTTTACTCAGGTGCTGCGTACGAGACAGTAAGCGCTACAAATAGTGAGTGGGTTACATCAACGTTCTTATTTCAAAACACATCTACTATTACACCTTCAATACTACTACCGCCTTCTTCTGCAACTATAGAAATAGATTACATCTCAGTTAAAGAAGTACCACACGGCTGGGATTCTTCTTGGGTAGCTGGTGATAATAAGGCTGTGTTTGCTCCAACATCAAATCAAATGCTTACTCATCAAAACGTGCTTGTGGTGGGTCGAGAGTACAGAGTAGAGTTTTATGTAAAAAGTAACTACACACCTGCTCTATATATTGGCACAAATAACACAAATTCTTCTGGACTAGGTCAAGGGTTTAACTCAATCGTAGGAACTGCCACTAACACCTCTCTAGGATTCTTGGCTTATGATACATACAAAGGCTTTATAGACAACGTATCAGTCAAGGAAGTACAACCTAAAGAGAACGGTACTGTTTATGACAACACTGTTACTGGTGCTACTTGGAAGGCTGGAGTTATTGGCTCAGAGGTAGAAACACCTTTTGATGGTAGTG